CCGCTACGAATGCCAAGACCCCGCAAACTGGGAAAATGAAGAATGTAATCCTCCCATGTGCGAGGTTGAGGGACAGTGCACAAAGGACCTAATTGGAGATATTGGACAATGACAAAACAGCGCTATAACACCGAAGAACTTGATTCACGCCTCCGTTTTGTGGTTGGCGTCACTCTTGCAGCAGTTCTCTTCTTTACGACGATCGCCATTCTGTATGCGCTCGTTTTTGTCGCCCAACCAGTTGGGGAACAGGCAGAGAATGACAAGATGTTCTTCTCGGTGCTCTCAAGCGTTGCAACGTTCATTACTGGCGCACTTGCTGGAATCCTCATGAAGTCTGGCGCACGTGCCATCAGTCAATCGGGCGAAGAAGAAGCCCCAGCAACGGAAGTGACCGCAAATGGGGAAGAAGAATAAGAAAGTTGCTCGGGGCGCCCAACAGCGCACTCGATTCAACTATTTGACCAATCAAGTAGAGGTAGTTCCAGGAACAAAGGCTGGTCGTAGACGAACCCGCCTTCCACTTGGACATCCTCTGAGAACACACGATCTATTTAGAAAGAGTAAGGAAACAGCATGAAAGTCAAGCACCAAATCCCAGCAATTCAGAAGTTGGTTCTTCCAAGCGACTTGAAGGGCGTAGAGCCTGGTAAGTTGCCCGCTAAGTTGCTGGTGGATATCAAGCCTGCTGGCAAACTGCATCACCTCGCTGCTGACGCTTACCGTGCGATGCGTGCCAAGGCACGTCAGGACAAGATCAAGATTGTCCCGACTTCGGCAGGTGACACCTACCGTGACTTTGAAATGCAGAAGCGTGGATTCTTGAGCCGCTACTCAACCAAAGTTGTTGCTGGTCAAAAGCCACGAGTATTCGAAGGAAAGAACTACTACCTCCACACTGGAGCGCCGATGGCGGTGCCTGGTACCTCTCGGCACAATCTCGGTTTGGCCTGTGATATTGCCAATGCTTCTGGTGCAATCTTTGAATGGTTGTGCCTCAACGCTCCGACGTTTGGTTGGTCGCTTGAAGTGATGCCTCAGGAACCGTGGCACTGGTTCTACTATGTCGGTGACAAGACGCCACAAGCCGTTCTTGATTGGAAGGCGTCAAACGCAACTGAAGTTGAATAATGCCTAGGCGCCGACCAGGTCTCTCGCAAGAGAGTCGTGCTCGAATAGCCGACGCTCTCGGTCAATATACGGGAACGTATGCAATCGAAGCCGAGCGCAGGCGTGAGAGGGAAAAGAGGGAGCGAGAGTTCCCCAATCAGTACCTGACTCCGATTCAGTACATTCCCAACGACGAGCATGACCCGAGCGAAAGTAGCCGTGTGCGGGCGTTCAGGTTTGTAACTTCTGCAAACCCTGGTGAAGAAGTCTTGGGCGATAGGTACGGCACAATCTTTGTTCGCTTTATCAAATATGACACTCCATGGAAGTACACCAACGTTCCTTTGAGCGTGTATGAGGCTTTTGCGTCCACACGTTCCAAAGGAAAGTTCATCAATTCGGTTTTGAACAACTATCCTTACGGGAGGGCCACTGGCGACGAAGTGGCAGCGTACTTCCAAGGGATGTGAACATGAACAAGGTCCGAGGATTTGGACTCGTTTACTGGATAACTAGGGACTTCGTAGACAGCAGAACTCCGATTATTTGCACGGGGTTCATGAAAGAGATCGACGAGCCTTGGCGACACGGTAGAGGATTGCAAATCCGTTTCAAGAACAAGACGTTTCAGATAGGCTTCTGCAAGCGAACGTACCCGCTCGATGACACTGAGGGCGTGCTGTCCGCCGTTGGCGGGCGCATGCTTGATGTTTCGGTTGACGAGATAGAGTCATGGTGATGCGTCTATTCAAAACAGAAATGCAGAAAAAGACGGTTCCAGCCCGTCTACAAAAGATGGACACGCCCAGTCTTTACAACTGGATGGAGTCCACAATTATGGGGCTTGGAGCGTCTTTTGACAAGTTCCGCTACCACGACAAAGGCAAAGAAGAACTGGTTGAGCACATAGAAGCGCTGAACGCTGTGTGGCAAGAATTGGAAAACAGGGTTGCCAAAGGCTGACGGGACCCATATGATGGTCCCATGACAACCATTAACCTAGCAACAAACAGCAGCAGCGATGCCAAGCGCATCCGACAACTCCTTGTGGACTTGTTTCCAAACGAAGCGATGTCAATCAAGGTCTCAGGAGCGGACGTCAGCGTCAACACTCACACGCTTATCGACGCCCTTGAATCTGCCTCCGTGGAACCCATCGCCGTATCCAGCGATCAACTCACGCTCTGGTAATAACGTAAACTGGCTGTGTGCCATTAACTGAAGAACTAGACGAAGAAACTACAGAACAGCAGGCTATTGAAGACAGTCTGCCACCTGAACTTGACGAGGCGTCGGCGGAGTTTGTCGACGAACTAGTCAAGCGACTTATCGTATTCACGGAGCAGTTCTGTGACGTGGAGTTGTTCCCGTACCAGATTCCGATTGCCTACCGCATGATTGAGTCAATCGTGCTTGGTGACGGTGAAGAAATGACCGTGGTCGCTACACGACAGAGCGGTAAGTCAGAAGTGGTTTCTAACGTCCTTGCGTCAATGATGGTTATCTTGCCCAAACTGTCAAAGATTTACCCAACGTGGTTGTCTAAGTTTGAGAAGGGCTTCTGGTGTGGTGTGTTTGCTCCAGTAGAAGACCAAGCGGACACCGTGTTCAGTCGTATTGTCAACAAACTGACGAGCGACCATGCCATTGACTTCCTGCTTGACCCTGAGATTGACGACAAGACCGCTTCTGGTGGTGCCCGTGGAAAGGGTCGAATCATCACCCTTAAAAAGTCTGGCTCCCTTTGCCGTATGCAGACTTGCAACCCCAAGGCAAAGATTGAGTCCAAAACATACCATTTTGTCCTTATTGACGAGGCTCAAGAAGCAGACGAGTTTGTTATTGCTAAATCAATCAAGCCGATGCTGGCGTTTAATAACGGGAGCATCTGCCTAACTGGAACGGCAACAAAGAACAAATCATATTTCTACAAAATGATTCAGTTCAACAAGCGTCGAATGGTCAACGGCGGGAAGCGACAAAGAGCCGTCCACTTTGAATACGACTGGCGAACCGCTGCTAAATACAACGACAACTACGCCAAGTTCATTGCCAAAGAAAAGGTGCGCATTGGAGAAGACTCCGACGAGTTCCAGATGTCGTACTGCAATAAGTGGATTCTTGAAAAGGGAATGTTCGTTACCGAAGAGCGGATGGAGCGTTTATACGACCCGTCCATGCCGTTGGTAAAACAGTGGTGGCGTACGCAGGTCGTTGTGGGCATAGACGTCGCCCGATCAAACGACTCAACCGTTGTCACCGTTGTTTGGGTTGACTGGGACCACCCAGACCCGTTTGGTTTCTATGAGCACCGAATCCTCAACTGGCTGGAAATCAACAATGTTGAATGGGAGCAGCAGTACTTTGAGATTATTGACTTTTTGAGGAACTATGAAATCCTCAGAATCGGTATTGACTCTCAAGGTGTTGGTGGCGCTGTGGCTGAGCGCATGCAAATCCTGCTCCCTGACATCGAGGTCATCGCCGTAAGTTCGGACCAAAAGACACAGCACGAGCGCTGGGTGCATTTGACAGAACTCATTCAAAGAGAGCAATTGATCCTTCCTGGGCACTCAAAGGCACGACGTACACGGTCGTGGAAGCGCTTCAACCAGCAGATGTCGGACTTGGAAAAGACCTACCGTGGACCGTACATGCTGGCTGCTGCACCTGAAGAAAAGGGCGCTTTTGACGACTATCCAGACTCGTTAGCAATAGCCTGCGCCATGACCATCCATGACACCATGCCCCAGATACAGGTGGCAGAATCGCCATTCTTCAGTCGCTAAATAGTGCTACTCTTGTATTCGGTAATTACCCACACAATTTGGAGGCTTACGTGAACGTAGCACCTGCACCCCAATTCCCTGAGCGCTCGCCCAACATGTTCGAGCGCACAATGGCCCCGAGCATCCCCATGAACAAGGGACCGCTCCGCTTCGAGGAAGGTGTCGCAACCGACACCGACGTCCCGAACGACTTTGCCGTTGGCGCTTACAGTGACACGGCACCGTCGCCCATGCGAATGAACCACAACAACCCAGAGATGTTCTACAAGCATCCTG